TATTTGATTTGAAACAATGGACATCCAAGTTTCCAGATGTTTCAAAAATGATAATGACTTTTTTAAATGATCTGATTAATGGAATCAAAAGCAGATTTAATAAGTGGATTAATAACCTTGTTAGTCAAATTACATCATTCTTTCCAAAAATAGGTCGCTGGTTTAAAAATTTAGGACAATGGTTTTACAATTTTCTCAAACCAATAGTGACCAGTTTTTATACTCTCCCAAATGAAATTGCATCATGGTTAATCACAAAGTCTATGGATTATTTTCAATATTATATTTTAGGAACACTTATATTCATAGCACACGTTACTCGTGAACTGGTGGTTGCATTTTTCATGAAAGTAATTCTTTTGCCTGCCAATTTAGCGAAAGATGCTATAAATAGTGCATTTCCTAAGTGGGCTAAAGATGCGATTAATGGAATATCTGCCGGTGGGTATGACGCAGCTGTAAATGGAGCGTATAATACAGTTGTTAAAATTATGAATCCAGTGAAAGATGAACTTAAGAAAAGTATTCCAGATGTAGAATTTGACGACTTTTATTAAGGCTTCCATGCAAGGAACCACGGCAAGATCATCACCCCCAATGCCAAGATCACGAGGTCAATCTTAAGCACCTTGTTCTTGATATCGGGACACCAGTTCTTGTACTTCTGGATCTGCTCACTGTCCTTGGGCTTGGCCCACCAGTAGAAGAGTGCCAGATAGGTAGGTCCGAGGTTGCGCTGGCACTGATACCAGTGATCGTACCACGCCAACACGATATATGGGAAGTAAAGCAACCCCAAAAGCACCCACTTGTTCTTCGGTGGAAGATACCAGTATCCACCCGCCAACGCCAACGTGAACCAGATGCACTTCCAGTTCGCCACCGGTTGCGTCGTGTCACACCCCTTGTGATCTTTATCGTGTTCTGCCATTTATAATAGTTAAAGAAAAGAAACCATAGGTAAATACCAAAAACATGAATACCTTAGTTGTTCAGAAGATGCATTCTGATGCTATGTTACCGACCCGGGGCACAGAACTTTCCGCGGGCTACGATCTCTATGCCTGCTCGGACTGCGTGGTCCACGAGGGCAAGAGGTTCGTGGTCCCCACAGGAATCCGTGTGAAGATTCCAGAGGGATGCTATGGACGCATCGCCAGTCGCTCGGGCCTGACCGTAAAGCACGGCATCGAGGTGGGTGCCGGCGTCATCGATCGGGACTACGAGGGCGAACTCAGGGTCGTTCTGTTCAACCACGGAAACCGACCGTTTCATATTAAGCAGGGGTATCGCATCGCACAGTTGATCATGGAACGTTATGAACACTGTGACCTTATTGAGAACCCAGAACTTTATCCACAAATTCCCATTCAGGATCCTCCGGTGGCTCCTGAACCTTCAGAACTACCAGACCCTCAGTTGGCATCTAGGGGTGCCGGAGGCTTCGGTTCCACTGGGGTTTAACTTTGACTTAAAGAATAGGATATCCTGTACAGTACAGAAAATGTTCGCCGTACCGTACGAAAATAAACATCGTCTTTGTACACGAAACACCCAGCTTAAAAAAACTGAACAATTACTAAATTATATTGTGAAAAGACATATTGAAAACAAATTATATGAAAATAATGTTTTGGATATTGTTTTCGTAAATAATAGTTTACTCGAAGTGAATCAATTATATACTCGAATGAATAAAAAATTTATGGACAATGAGTTTGTAATTGATACACTTTCTAGTAATGATGATGAAGGTAATTATAAAAGTTGTACTCATTATTTATTGGATTTAATTGATCCAAGTATATCTAAAAATATTTTGATTGCTTGTAGTCATAAAAAAAGAATAAACGATGTTATTGCTATTCTCGATTACATTTCCAGATTTCCTTCTTTTAGATACCAGATACATATAACTTTTGATGAGGCTGACAAAAATCTATCATTAATAAGAGGATTCCTGAAAAATACAAAAAAATATATCGAATCGCCTTTGATTAGTGGGATACTTTATGTTACTGCTACTCCACTTGATAATTTTTGGAATATGTTGAACAAAGAAGGAATTCTATCACTTACAAACATGAACAAAAACTATTCTCAATACATTGCTGATTATGAAAATTATATGTCAATTATTGATCATGAAATAATTTACCAAGAAATAACTGATAATATCTCGTCACCACTTGATTATATGATAACTGCATTCTATAACAATTATATAGATGAAAGTGATAGAGTCGTGGTATTCGCACCAGGTGAAGTCCTTAAAGAAAGCCATGATGATATCAAAGGGTTTTTTCTCGGAAAGGGGTATGCTGTTTTTGTATTGAATTCTTCAAATAAAGGTTTTTTTTATCCAGATGACAGAGGGTTTGAAGATATTGAAGAATTTAAAGAAAAATACAATATAGATGGCGAACTTAGAGATGTTTTGAAAAAGTGGTATGAAATAAATACGTTGAATCTCGCTATAACCGGAAGACTGAATCTTGAACGAGGAATTACTTTCAACACCAACGGTTTCAATTTTACTCATGCTATTATTTTTCCAATTCTAAAACAAAACGATGAAATACAAATTATGGGTCGTTGTTGTGGTGATAAACAACATATACAAAAAATGAAAATAATTTGCACGGAGAATACTTTTGAACGAACTAAAAAATACCACGAACGAATGAATTTGGACATATGTTCACAAAGCATTGAATGTTTTAATAGTTCCGATTTCAATATGTCAAGTGATAGTTCAATTCCAGTAAAAATGACCATAATTGACATTGAATTATTGGAAATTATTAAGGAAAAGATAAATATACCAAAACTATATGTTCATCATAGAAATGAAGTTCATAATTTGTTGGTAAATGGTATCGAAAATGAAAAAATAGTTTTGGAAGATAGGAATAACACAAGAAAATTCAGCATTACAACGCGCAAACTCGCTTCAATTAGAAAATTCAAAGAAGGAAATAATAAAGACGCAAATCGTATAAAAAAGTTTAATGCTGCTTTTGAAAGACAACGCCAGACATCACAGGCTGGAAATAAAGATACGTATTCCATTGATTTTGCATACGATGACTTAAATGATGGCGTTTTTATTAATAAATCTTCGGTGGCATGGATAACTTTTAGAAATTAATTTTCATTCAGGTTTAAACAAAAAACACTATATTAGTTAAATGACGTTCTTTCCTGCACTTTATGGCAAAGATGCCAAAGGAAAGACTCGCATTTGGCAAGTCGAGGTCGTCAACGGAATGATTAGACGAACCACAGGTCTTATCGATGGAAAAAGATCCGTGACGGAACGCCCTCCAGATGCCAAACGCAAGACTCCGATCGATGAGCAAGCCGCGCAGATGTGGCGCAAGCAGGTCAAGTTGGGGTACATGGACAACGTACAATTGAGTTCCAAAATAGTCCTCAGACCCATGCTACTCTATTCATTTGGCGAGAGGTCCTACGGAATTGACGGAGATGTCTGCTTCCAGCCCAAGTTGGATGGTGTCAGAATGCTTGCTGGTTTTTCGGGCGGAGGTCTCTTATTACAGTCCAGGAACGAACAGAGAATTGAGCATTTGACCCACTTGGAGAAGGCACTGGAAGGAACGCTCGAAGAGGGCGAATTCTTGGACGGTGAACTTTTCTGCAAGGACATGGACTTCGAACAGATCACCAGTGCCGCCCGTGGTTCTGAAAGTCCCTACGCGCCCAAGTTGGAGTTCCACTGCTTCGACTACTTCCGTCTTCATAAACTGGATATGCCCTTCATGGAACGGTACGAGAGACTCAAAGAAACAATCAAGAAAATCAATCACCCAATGATCAAGATTGTTCAGGCGTTCCGCGGGACAGCCAAGGATGCCGACAAGTACCACGACAAATTTGTAGCCGAGGGTCACGAAGGGGTTGTGATGCGCGTGTCCGAAAGTCCATACCTCTTGAACCGAAGATCGTCCCAGTGCATCAAGTACAAGAAGATGATGACAGAAGAGTTTGAAATCGTGGGTGTAGAGGAAGCAGAGGGCAAGGATCGTGGGACGCCCATATGGATCTGCGAAACCGAAAACGGTGACACATTCAAGGCCCGACCCAAGGGAACCATGGAGAGCCGAAGGCAGTTGTGGAAGAATAGAGGGAAACTGATGGGGGAGATGCTCACCGTACAGTTCCAGGGACTCACACAAGACGGAGTACCCCGTTTTCCCGTGGCACTCGCCGTAAGAAATTATGAGTAACTAATATAAATGGTTTCATCCGAACAATTACATAGTCTGAGGTTGTCTCGTCCAAACTTGATGTTAATCCACGTGGGTTCTCAGACGCATTTTCAAAACTGCAGACTCCCAAATTCGATCAATTTTCCCATGACAGAGTTTGATAGGATAAACTCCATCCTCGCCGGTGAAAACGATCAGGAAAGAGTTGCCAAAAGATCTTACGAAGAAAGAGTACTTCGTGAACGTTCCGATCGTCTTCTATTGGCAAGGGGTAGGGTCATTGTCGCCACGGATGAAGCCAACAAGGCCAGGGTTGTAGAAAATGATGCTAGAATTGCACTAGAACGAGCGAGAACTCTGAAGAATATAGAACCAGAAGAGTTTGCAAAAAAATCGAATGAATATGATAAAGCGGCCAAACTAAAAATCATCAAAGAAACTGATTTAGAAAGGGCATTTCGCTTATATGACACCGAGGTAGCTAGGCAGAATGAACCCATCGTGATGCCAAAAACTGCCTCCGTTATAGTAGAAAAAAAGCCAGAGGAAGTCAAAAAGGTTACGTACATAGACGTCGAGAAACGAGGCGAGGGACTTTTTTCTGGCACGGGTCGAACGTTCCCTGGTTTTGACCAAGCCATCGTGCTATACGGAAACAATAAAGAGTCGTTGGTCGCCAATATGGCCAAGGTACATATGAATACGTATGGATTCACTAACATCTTTGTACTAGAGGATGGTCTAGAGGGATGGAAAGATAAGGGTCTTCCCACCGAGGGCAACTGTGACGTAATGTTAATTAGAGAATATATTAGATAGTAGAACAAATGACAGAAATTCGTGTTGAGAAACATGGTTTCGTACGTCTTGTCGATACAATGCCCAGGGAGGATCTTGACCACGCCATCGTTCAAGCCGCCCGAGTGTCGTATGGAGAAGGCACCAAGAGCGTCCGGAGCGACCGCGGACTGATTCGCTACCTGCTCCGTCACGCTCACACGACCCCCTTTGAGATGGTGGATTTCAAGTTTCACATCAAAATGCCCATCTTTCTGGCTCGGCAGCACATGCGTCACAGGACCGCCAGCATCAACGAGATTTCCGGAAGGTATTCACAACTTCCCGAGGAATTTCATGTTCCGACAGAGTTCCGTGGACAATCCAAGGTGAACCACCAGGGTTCCGAGGGGGTTTTGGAATCGTCAGAGTCTATGGTGCTTCTAAGGGACCAGAAGGCTTCGTGCGAACAGGCCTTTGATGTCTATCAGCGTCTACTCGACCACGGGATCGCCCGCGAGACTGCACGGGAACACTTGCCCTTGTCGACTTACACCGAGTTCTATTGGAAGATTAACCTGCATAACCTTCTTCACTATCTGCGTCTCAGGATGGACAGACATGCCCAACCGGAGATTCAGTTGTACGCCAATGCAATGTACGACCTGGTGAAGCCACTAATCCCAGCGGTCGCCGAGTCCTACGAGGACTACATTCTTGGTTCGATCACGCTTTCTAAAGTGGACCTCGCGAAAATAAAGCAAAATCTTCTTGATGGGAAACATGAACCCTACCCTTCACCGAGCGAGGAACAAGAGTTTTCAGCGAAGCTCCATGCTCTTGGGATTGTCTAGACTTGTTCGGTGGCTTGTATTTCTCGCCCGCCACGAGACTCCTTGGTTCATAGGTCTTCAGAGGAGGGATTGAGATACTAACGTGCGACTTTTTCTCAATCTTTTTGATTTTTTCAAGTTCTTCTTCATTTGAAGATGATACAATTCTTTGTATTCGTTCCCAATCTTCTTCACTAATTTCAGTTCCACCTATTTCGCTCTCTTTGAACCCAAACTCTAGATAAACTTCCACCCGTTCATCCAGAGTTTTGCCTTCGACTCTATTTAGTATTTCTTGATATTGTTTGTTTGTTAGTACGTGGTTCTTACATAGAGGCATTCCACACCCTTCCACGGGACACGGCGGATAATAACGACGAGTTGTCTTGCAACACAATACGTGACAAAATTCATCATCTTCGTTTATTCTTGCACTGGACACGTCGACAATTCTTCTTTTGCAGACTACACATTCGACTTTCGGGACTAGGCGCCGTAGACATTGATGATGTACATCGTGTCCGCATCGCGTGGATACTTTGCAAACAAAGGCAATTTCCTCGCCGCAGATGTGACACTCTGACATCTTTCTAAAAACTTAGTATATTTATTATTTAACGTTTCATCACGTGACCACATATCCTGCAGGTGATGAAGATGGTCATGGGCTCGTCGGCTGATCTGGTCTGCTTCTCTATATAGTGGGTCTTCATAGATTTGCACTTGCCACACTTGAACATGCCGTCGTCGTATTCTTCTGGCTTCTTCTCCTTGACCTCGACCTTGGGTTCGCTGTACCAGAGATCCCATATTTCCTTGGTGTCAAAGGTATTGGGCTTGAGTTCACCGGACTTGATTCTATCCAAGAAGCGCGACTTGTCGTTGTTGCGAATCGCGTATATCAAAGAACGCATTCTGCTCGTGTAGAGTGATCTGAATGCAGGATTTTTCCAATTGGCTCGCCTTTCGTCTTCATTTGGAATAATGGTAATGTTCTTGAATGGCTTGGGAGTTTCTATCATATAGTCTCCCAAGTTTGAAGACATGTGCTCGGAGAGTTTGATGTGTTCCGCCTTGAGTTCTTCGTTGGCGTGTTTCTTTTCCAGGAAAGACGTTCGTTCCGTTCTTTTCCAGCACTCGGGAGAGTTGATGAAGATTTCCCTCTGGATTTTGACAAGTTTTTCAAAGGTATTCTTGCGAACCTCTGTCAGTCGTTCTTTGATTTTTTCCATCTTTGTTGTGTGGCGTTCATTCAAGAGGTGGAGAAGGCGTTTGAGAATTCGCTTCTTCCTGGATATATTGGGAAGAGGGATATACTCGTCCTTCGTGCCAATGAAAATTTTCGGATTGTACGCAAGTCTGGGAATAAAATAGACTTCAAGTCTTTTGGTGATCCGCGAGATCCCTTTCATCTCGTTTTCAATGTTGTCTATGTCCCTCTTGATAGCCTCGTGAAACCTCTTCAACCTAGCCTGATCTAATAGGCGTTTGGATACTTTTTTGATCGGGGACACAAACGTCTCACCGATCATATGATTCTTGATGGCGAGAATACGTTCCTGTTTTAGCACCAGGGGTGTCTTGACCTTGACCAGTCCGTTATCCGTGTGGGCGAAACGGTAGTTGCACTTGGCAAGATAGTCCGTCCACAATTTTGAGGTACACTTTTGAATCTCTTTTTGGTTGAGTTCTGTATAGTGTGTTGATAGTTCTTGGATGCTCCAGTTCTTGGCTCCCTTGGAAAGATGAACCGCCAGTGTGTTAGCCTTGGCGCCGCTCACCAGACCAGAGGTGATGAGTGCGTTGGTCGCGAGAGCAATTGCTTTCTGCTCCATTTTTGTAATTACCTGATCGGGTATTGTTTTTATTCCTGAATAATTATTTCAACTTTTTCACTTGTAGGGTTTGGGCGTTCCTAGTTCGTTTTACTTCATTGGGATCTTGACCGGGCTTGGTGGAGCTTCCCGCCTTCTTGTATGTCTTCTGGTGGAGATTCCAAAACTGAGGTGAACCTACTCGGAAATTCTTGTGAATTTTGGCCTTGTACCAGAATACACAGTCCTCAATCCGATTGGACTTGCTGGTGTTATCCAATACCAGAACCTCATAGTTCTCAGTACACGCAGTCATCACCTGGTTGAACATATCAAAGTTGGGAAAGATACCGAAAAAGGACTTGTATAACTTTTCGCGATTCTGGATGACATTCTCGCGGGCTATGAATACGTAGTCCACGTTAGCGCGGAGGTCGGGACTCAGGTCCATGCAGTACTGCATCGTCAGCATAAAAAATATCTTCCAGTGGCGTCCGTTCATGAAACACTGGCGGATACACGAGTCCTTGAGGAACTTTCGGTCGTACATACAGTCGTCCATGAGGATGAATGCACCAATGTCCCGTGAAGTCAACTCTGGTTTTCCCAGTGGAGGCTTGAGGTTCACCATCTTTCGCTGCCTGTCAATCACCCTCTCGATAATGTCTCTGTCGTATTCACCATAGATGAACAGATCCGGAATGAACTGCTGATACCAGTGATTTCCCTCTTCGGTCGCCGACATAACCACGCCCGCCGGGAGATGCTTTTTGTGATATAGGATATCCGTGACCAATGTGGATTTTCCAGTCCCTCGCTTACCAATGAACACACAGACCTTGTCGTCACCCATTGAAGCGGGATTGAATTTTTTGAGTTGAACGTTCATATCTACTAGTCTACACGCATTTTTTGAAATCTTTTTTTAACACATCATATTAGAATGCGGCTTGCCGTCACAGGATACCAAGATATTTTTCTAACCGGAGATCCCCAACAATCTTTCTATCAAAAAGTATTTACGAAACGTGCTGGATACACAACAGAGAATATACGCCTGGCATTTAATTCAGATATTCGTTTTGGTAAAACATCAATATGCACAATTGACAATGATATCTGTGATATCATCAGCAGATTCATTTTAAATTTCACGTTTAGAGGAACTCAAGTCGTTCCGCAAGATGCTGGTCATGCATTCATCGAGCGCGCAGAACTGGCGGTTGGTGGACAGACTATTGTTAGTTTGACTGGTGAATACATGGCTGTAATATCGGACCTTACGGACACACAGCGCACGCGAAATAGCAATGACGCCATCCTTAAACGTAACGCGACTCCCACGAGTTATGGAACAACGTCCATCACAAATCAATTTCTTGTTGAAATACCATTTTTTGGAAAGGGAAATAAGAATGCATTCCCCCTTCTTGCACTAAACAGACACACGATTGAAGTAAAATTAACACTTAGAACACAATCGGAACTAGATAATCTTCCGGTCCCAGATGTCGTATTAGACTTGCAGGCTATATATCTAAATGAAGAGCACAGACAGTTCTTCCTTGGCAAACAACTTGATTATGTAATAAACCAGACACAACTTGCCAGAGTCACTTTGGGCGATCTCAATCAAATCCGTTTTAAAACATCATTTGAAAATCCAGTCAAGGAGTTCATTCTGGTCGTACAAAATGATTCTGGAACCAAAGGTTTTTTTGATTACAGTTCGGCGGTCTCGGACTACGCGAGTTATTCCAATGACCAGGTTACACGATGGCGAATGTTCTTGAACGGACAAGTCTATTTCGATCTAGATCAAATGACCATGAGAGCCATTCAACCTTACGAGTACTATGTTCAAACACCAAGCTACAAGGTGAACATATTCAACGTTGGCACTGACACGAGTCCAGTCCCTTCTGGGACCGTAAATATGAGTCGCATTTCAAGCCAGATTTTTGAACTAACTCTGGTAAATAATAGCATATCGCGTAAAGCAAGACTCTACGCGATAAACTTTAATGTCTTCCGCTGCCAGGGCGGACTTGGTGGTACTATATTTGTTTAATCAAGCCTGATCTCGCGACGCTTCTTGTCGGACGTTCGCATCTTGAAGAACAATCGAAGGACACCGTCGATGTAACTCGCCTTGTAACCCTCATCCGATACATCCACGTAACTGGGTAAATCGAATGAGGCACTTCGGTTATCTCCGTAAGCCACCGTCACCTCGTGATCATCTGACGAAATCGTGACGTGAATGTTGTCCTTGCCCACACCAGGCAAGTGCATCTCAATTTCGAAACCATCATCCGTGGTATGAGTGCGCTTGTGTATATATCTGTCAGCCAATTTAGTACTGAATTGCTTCTCCAGATTTGGAAGCTCATTCAGAACCTTGGACGTCGTGTCCAGAAGATCATAAAGATCACCGTGCCGAAGAAAAGGTAAAAAAGCCATTGTACTCTACTTTGGAAGCTTTTCTTTAATTACCTTCCATTCCTCACAGTTGGAGGATCTCGTATCAGCAACACATACCTCGGCGATCAATCTTTGTGGCGTGGGATAGACCGGCAATGCCTTTTCATGTGGATAGAACGAATATAGGTGACTCATATGGGGCGTGTGTTGAATCGTGAGATCTTCGACCTTACATTCCCACCCAGTCGCATGTAAGGGGTCAAATGCGTACTGCTTTCCAATAATACCGTAGGGTTTGAAATCCACCACGTCATAAAGATGCCCAAGATTGACGGGGTCTGGGACGTCTTCGTGATTGGTCGATATGGTGATATGGGGGATGTGCCTGAACTTGTAGACCTTGGTTAGAAGACGACGATTCAATGGCACAAGCCAGACAGAATATCCATACATTACTATATATGGAGGAACTTTCTTTAATACAAAAGATGAAGGTGGCACTCGCAGTTGCTCCTACCGTCTTTATGTTTGGACCCATCCCGATCATCCTGGCATCGGGTGGTTTCTTCTTCAAAATTATTGATAAAACAATTGTGAAAAAGTAATTTCTCTCTGTGTCGGGCTCGAACCGACGACCTCAAGATTAACAGTCTTGCGCTACTACCTACTGAGCTAACAGAGAGGTGTTTAATATTCAATTTATTTCTTTAATTACTTAATGAGGTACCGACGCCCAAGATAAAAGCCTGCAGCCACGATCAGCCCGCTGACAGCCAGACCCACCATACTACGAGACCCATCCTTGGCCATGAAGTTGGGGATGTATACAGCCAGTTTTGCCTGAACATCCGGGTAAAAGATCAGGGCGACCAGGACAGCCACGATCAGTGCCTCGTACTGCTCCTTGGTAATACCGAGAGGGTACTTATTCTCCTCGTAAACCGGAACGGGTACGGGCGAGGGCGCTTGAGGAGCGGCGGGAGGCTGCGGTGCCTGCTGAGCCTGCGGTGCCTGCTGAGCCATGAGCATTTCGTGGGGTGCCACCGTAGCCTGGGGAGGAATGATGGAATGCATGTCTGCTGACATATGGTTATTCATGGGCTCGTGATAATCGAGATCCTCAATCGGGGTGGAAAATGCCATACTACTCATCTGCATCGGTTTATCTTGTTGTTGAGTGTTATTATTTTTTCGCTCTAAAGCAGCCCTCTGAGACTCATAACCAGTGTCTCGCTCGGTATTTTTTGCCGGGACTGGAACATTGAGACCCGTTCCAGCACCGTTGTCCGGAACATTTGGACTGTAGGTCAGTGGTGTCCCACCACCCCCTCCGGAATTCAAATCGTACATTTCCATTTCTATTAATGAAAAACAATCATTTGAGACGACACTGACGCATCTTTTCTAAGGCACGCATCTCAAATCGTCTGACCTGCCACTTTGATAAATTTAACATCGCTGATACGTCGTCCAAACTCATCTGCTCCAAATACAATTGTGTGATTATTTCCCTTTCCCCGTGGTTAAGACAATCCATAAGGTAACTCGAGTCTTCTTTCTCTTCATCCACATGACACACTTCGGCAACCGGAAGATAATCCATTGCGGTCATCGTCTTCTTCACGTACCTGGACATGTAAGACCTTATCCACGGATAGGCGTAAGTGGAAAGCTTTGTCCCCTTGGCAGGGTCATATTTGATAATCGCCCTGTGCAGCCCGAGAGTACCCTCTTGGACGAGATCCTTTCTAGAAATACCAGTCCTTTGGTATCTGTAGGAAAGCTTATGAACCAACCCGAGGTTCTGATGAACAATCTCAGTAGTGGTCTTCATCTTTTCTAGTTTCCGCCCCTTAGCCTTAAGACGAGATGCAGAGTGGATTCCTTCTGAATGTTGTAATCGGAAAGAGTTCTCCCGTCCTCCAGCTGCTTCCCTGCGAAGATCAACCGCTGCTGATCTGGAGGGATTCCTTCCTTGTCTTGAATCTTTGACTTCACGTTCTCAATAGAGTCTGAAGAATCAACCTCCAGTGTAATAGTTTTTCCTGTAAGGGTCTTAACGAAGATCTGCATTCTTAATATTAATCTCCAGAATTATAAATGATTGGAATCGTCGCTTTAACCACCTTTTTGGTATTCTTCCTTGAAGGGCTCGTGCATTACAACATTGGTAAGAACAAGTTGACCAAGTTACAGTTCCCACAGGGCAAGGAGATTTTCCAGTGGATAGGAACCCTGCTGTTTTTCAGTCTGCTGAATGGTGTACTGGCCTCTAGTATGAGCTCCGCATGATCTTCCAAAGTATGATGATAAGTATTGTGATCGTAATCATATGAATGATTGCCGTACAAGTTAAATAGTAAGTCAGATGTAATCTAAGTGGTTTCCACAGACGCGTGTGTATGTCTGGGTGACTGAAAATCATTTCTAGCGCTTGAGTAGTTAAATCCCTTTCCTCTTCCTTGCTCATGGACAAGTTTCTTAAAACCAAAAAAGATAATATCTTTGGCAAATATGAATCGGGTAAATTATTTCTAATCAAGGGCTGGTCTACTGCACAAATTTGCCAAACGATTGGCGCGTCGGCGGTCTACGTCGGCACTGACACCCTGCGTTCTCAAAATGCCACCGAGAACTTTTTCGGTTTCATCGGATTCAGCAAGGCAGACATTGTCATGGACGATTCATCCATGATCAAAAATGAACTACCCGGATGGCGCTGGATTCAACAGAACAAAACAAAAATCAAATCGAGAATCTTTATACCCTGTGAAAACAACATTGACAATATTCAAATACAAGACAGTGTCATAGAACCAGAAAATATCAAAGAGGTCGTGGAAACTATTCACAAGAGGGACATTTTCAAAACAACCAAAGAGTTCATGGATGATATACTAACCACCAAGGGCAATTTCAAAATAGATAATGTTTTGGGAATGCACATGGATGAACCGGGTAATCGTATGGGAATTATTCAAGAGAACTATCTTCATGCAAATGGAATCACCATCAACGAAATATCAAAAATTGCAGATAATTTGGTAGAAGGGGATTACTGGGATACCATGATGTACTCGCCCTTTTATACTGAACAAATGCATGAACACTTTGTGATATCTGCAGTAATAAACCCGTCCAACATCATTAAAAATAGAATACCAGAAAAGAAGATGTCACCAGCAAAGGTTTGGACAAAAGACTTCAATATGCGACTAAAGAAGTCCCTAGAAAAATATTGGATCAGGTCGGATCCAGATACCATGCAAGTTTTACGTCTTAACCCAGGGCTTATACTAGAATATTGTACCAATTCGAGTGGAGTACATTTCATCAACCAGACATCCATGGGCATCAAGGTTAAAAACGATGTCATCAAGGTGTTGAAACTCAAGTTAAAGGAGAAAGAACAAGAGATTGTAGAACACAAACAATGAGGCGCCCCCATTTCAGAAATGACGAGTCTGATGACGGAAGTGACGTGGAGGTTGATGGCGATAACTATAACATCGACATTATAGGTAATGATATCCACTTCACCGGTGAAATATCCGACGAGTCCATGCATAACCTTGTTGTTCAGGTTAAAACATTGGAAAGGAAACTTCTTTCAATCAGGGAATACAAACCCAAGATTGTGCTTTATGTCAGGAGCGACGGTGGCGACTTCTTTGCCGGTCTCAGTTGCATGGATCACCTCAGGAGACTCAAAGTCAAGTTGATAACCGTTGCCGATGGATTTTGTGCCAGTGCAGCCACATTCGTTCTAATGGGTTCCGAGAATCGCAGGATCATGCCTCATGCCCACCTCCTTATCCACCAACTTTCCACAGGTGCCATGGGCAAGTATGAAGAACTCAAGGACGAAATCAAAAATTGTGACAAACTCATGGATACACTTCGAAAGATCTATACCCAGTATACACAAATCCCAGAAGATAAACTGAACAAGTTGCTAAAAAAGGACATCTATTTTACTGCCGAAGACTGTGACCGATGGGGGATTGCCAAAAATAATATGTGATAATTACAAATATGAAGATGAACATGAACATGCCCAAGCTGTCTCAGCAATCTATGATCGTTGGTGTCGCCGCCATGCTTCCGGTGCTGGTATCGGCCTATAATTTTCGCGTTCTGGATGCAGCCATCCTTACTCTGTCAGGCGCGCTTGCCGTATACAACGTCAACTGCCTCACCGCGGGCAGCTGCAACACATGGGCGACCATCGTGTCTGTCTCGTTCTTCATCATGACCATCCTGCAGCTCATGACGCCGCGCGAGGGTATGGAGGGTGAGGAGGCGATCGTCACCGATACCAAGGAGGTCACCGAGGTCCCGGTCAAGGTCGAGGAGATGCCCGCCGCACCCGCACCCACAGAGGCCAAGATGCCCGCGAAGTCCAAGCCCGAAAAGTCCATGGTAAAGACAGCCCCAATTATCACCAACGACGAGGAGTTCGAGATGCTCAAGGCTCAGTTGATGGGGGCGTAAAATTCACCGCAGCTTCATAGAGATCAATCCCGTGGTCAGAGACCGCACAGCAGGCTAACGATGACGCCTCGACCTGCTCGAGGTCAGGCTTGTAGCCGTAGGGACTCGTGACGAAACATCCCTTTACGTGTTTGAATCCCCAAGCACGCAAAGGAACCCGGGGGATGGGATCATTCACATCCACGAATCGGAAACTGTTGTCTATGACAGCATCGAAGAGACGACAGAAGTGACCTCCACCAACCCGCGGAGAACCGAACGTCACGCAGTAGGTCTCCACGTCACCCTCGACGTTCTGCTCCACATCCAGGGCACAGAGCGTTCCGAGTGCGCCGGCAAGCGAGTGACCGGTGCAGACCACCTTGGCGTCGTTGAAGTGCTTAATCGCGTCCATGATGAGCGTGCGACCACTCATGTACTGACCCAGGAAACCCGCATGAACCCTGCACTCATCGGGAAGGAATGGCGTCTTCACACGGAACGTCATTAAGTCCGTACAGATGTCGTTCAGTTTGTCCGTCTCGGTGCCGCGGAACACCACCCACGTGATTCCGTCTTCAGATTTGATGAAACAGTCCAGACCAGTCTCATCACTGCTGATGTACTGAAAACCATTGAGTACCATGACAGCCTTGTCGTAGGATTCCCTAGACAGGGTCGCACTTTGCTTGATGATCTTCCTCGCTTCCTCCTTCATTCTTTATACTTGGTTGGTATTTTCTTCGTCGGAGTCTGTCGTGGGTTCCTGCCGAAGTCCCTGAAGAGTCTCCGCAACCTGACGCTCCTCGAAGGTCGGTGGGAATGACTCGGGACCGAAGACGGGTGCGAAGGACACCTGCGAGTACCCTGGAGATGGAGGCGGGACGTCATAGTCTATATTCTTGGTGCTGAAGAACCGAGCCGCCGCCTTGCGAATCCTGTCGGCCGAACTCGAGTTCAACTTCTCGTGCACGTCTTCACTGTAGGGCGTGATCTCGCGGATGTCCAGAATCTCGGGACGGGCAAATTTGTGAGCCTCTTTGGGAAACTTCTTTTCAAACATCCGAAGAATGTCACCAGGAATCAACGGCGACTGCTCGATCAACCTATCCATGTCCAACTTGGTCATGTTGATGAACTCGTGTCCCGACATGGAACGCTCCTCTGGTGGCAAACTCAACTCCAGACGCATGTGACGCGACATCTTCCCGTAGGTCGCCGCACTTACCCGGTGAGCCTCCATCAGCTCGTTGACCTTGAGGAATTGCGCAAGCGTTGTAGCGATTGCCGCAACAAGATTTAACCCACCAATTATCAGGGGTACAGTGGATTGCATGCTCGCGGGAAATGTCCCTTGGGCGAAGTTTGCAGTTCCTGTTAACGTCGATATGATGATAATAGGAATTGTAAAGCGCATAGACATCTTTTTGTATTTATGATATGACATGAAGTGAAGGTAACGGTACGTCGCAGAGACCTCTCCCCAAATCTTTAGAATTCCGGCCTGCTGTGGATGCCAGTCAGCTTCACTTACCATGTTTCTTCTATCATAACAAACTAATTTCTTCTCATTTGATCCTCGCCTCGGTTAGTGGGTCTGTCGACCGTACCGTGACGCGAGTCAAGACAATTTTTGGCATAGGCTTCCCATCGCTCCGCCCACTTGTACTCACCCTGAGATCGCCAGTGGTTGGCAAACTTCTCGGCTTCCATCGCCTCCATCAACTTCTGTGGCGTCGGCGGTGTGTATCTTGTGACCGGTCTTCGCATTTGTCTTCTTTGTATCCACTTCCTTAAGTGCATGTTCAATGATGTTGTTCTGGATACACCACCGAACAAAGTTCAACTGCCCGATCGTAGTCTTGATCGTCTCGCCGTTTACCTTGAAATCTATCCGCTCCGTCCGACAAAACGGATCAAACAACTTTTTACTAAATCCTTCCAGCGTAGACTTGTATTCAATGTGAACCGAAAATACCCTACCAGATATCTCCTTTTTGTAACTCACGTTGTTCCTTTTTGCGTAGTTGGTCACGAACCACTCAATGGTCCTAAGTGAAATGCCGTTGATTCGGTGATTAATTACGTCCAGAAGTTTTGAACCGTTCTTGGGATCATCGTAAAAACGCGCAAGACTCTGAAGAAGAAGTTTAGAACGCCCTTCCATACTAGTATTTACATGCGTTTATTCTTTAACCCCCGAACGAAGGCATGACGCGGGCTTTCCCATGAGTCGCCCTAGCAGACACCATACTCTCGTAAGCCGTTGGCTGTGAATGTTTTTCGCAGTATCCACGAAGTACTGCCGGATTCATGCACTTTTTACCATTCTTTTCAACGTTACAACATGTGTATGTACACTGGTACTTTGCCATAGTCTTGTACATGTCTTCCTTGTAGAGACTAGGATTATCCATAGATAACGCTTTTATAGCATTCTCTATACATTTATCCGCGTAAATCTTCATTTTACGATCAACATTGCTCTGTAGGGCCGCAAACTCATTCACGAGATCCATTCTTTTTTCTTTTAGAGTTATTTTTTTAAATTGGGATGAGTTTCATATGACCACCGATCACTGACGGATCGCAATAAATTTCATACCCAGCCTCGCGGATCTGTATGCAAAAACCTACATCTTCGCTGGTGAAATCTTTCATGTGACCAATGTTCTTCCAGATAGGTCGAAACCATGGATATTCCAACGATTCTAAAACCTTCTTGCTCACCAAAAACAACCCCATACCACAGTAATCAATCTTGAACAACTCGGTCGGTCTGTCATCGTCCGACAAAAACCTGTAATGTTTGTGCTCCTTGAAATACTCGTCGTCCATTTCTCTGACCACAGTGAAATTCTTTCCGTCTATCATATGATATAATCCACATATCGCATCTTTCTTGTGCGAAACGAGACGCTCAATCATCTTGAAATTGAAACGAACGTCCGAGTCAATCCACAGTACGTAATCATAATCCAATGTTCCTCCAAATGGTTTCTGTTCAGGTCCACGTTCCACTCGGGCACCTAACAACTTGTTTCGAACGTAATAGACATTAGGGTCGTAGTCCATGGACAATACAACCTCCCACCCCGAATATCGAGATTCATCCAAAAAACGTATAATGTCTATAACAATTTCACGCGCAAAGGAGTTGCCTGGTATGCACAAAACAATTTTCATTTAAGGATTTGTCGAGTAGTATCTTTAAGACTATGGATAGAGCATGGGAACTATTCAACATGCTGGACAAAAGAGACAACTTTGTCCATATGACAAGCCCAGTGGAATGGGTCGAAAACAAAGACTACTGGGTGAAAACATGGCTCGAATACAAAAACAAAATTCCAGGACTTATGCGACCATTCATGTTCATGAATCCGTTTTCGTACTACATGGAATACTGCTATAGGATGGTTTCCGAGTCAAACGAAACTCTTCGAATGCCACTTGTACCTCTAGGCTCTGAGGTACTCTTTGACGGCTGCACCAAAAGTGAGCAAACAGAATCGCGTCCGATATGTCGTGCCATCGAGAACTCGTCGCGGGAATCTTCTCTGGATGACGGTGACGCGCCAGAGCAAGACTTCGTTCCTTTCGGCCCTCATAGTCCAGATGATTCATCGTAAAGTGCGCATGAACCGAATTAGGGCTCACCAGATGTGCCTTGCGACGATACTTAAACAAAAGCAGAGACTGTATTTCAAGAAGTCCACCAGGTGGCTGCCGTTCTATCAGGATTACATCAGATTTTTCAAATACTGGATGATACTCCTGCATAAAGTGAGCCACCAGGTCAGCCATCTCGTTCGTGTGTGGTATGTCGCACCTGTGAAAGTCCACCCGCTTGTGTGGAAGCATCGTCAAATCAACCTTGTGCCACTTGATTAGTTCAGGGTGATGCCTGGGATGTTCGTCCCACCAGAACTCAACCATACCAAGGTTTTTCAATCCAATATCGATGGATACAATGTTCATCGATATTCGGTTCTTTAATTTCTTAATTGATAATAGATGATAAAGGATTTTTTTGAGGAAAAGTTTGGGTTAACCCTCGGTGAACGGATAGGCACCAAGAGCAGCTACGGCGAAGCTTATGTCATGCCCACCAAGTCCAAGATTGTTAAAATTTTTCGCGCCAAGACACCTGAACGTGCAAATCGCGAAATTGCCATCACAACCATATTGGGGCGCGAAAGTGTGGGTCCAATGTTGTACAATGCTGGTCATCTGAAAGATCAGTATTACTATATGGTCATGGAACGCATCTCGGGTGACTTACTCACCATGCCAAGGTGGCTGCGCAAAAAATACGAGCCAGAAATTAATGCACAAATCCTCAAACTCATGAATAAGATGCAAAGTCTCGGATTCATTCACGGAGACCTAAAGTGGGACAATATCGGCTACAAGAACGTCAAACAGTCCGCACCAAAAATCTACATCATAGACTTTGGTCTCTCTATCAAGTTTCCGCGGAACATCCGAACGAATCTCAACGTCGTCGAGGGGATCGCACGCGCCTATCGCTCCATCGGAATAAGACCACGCGACTTCGTCACGACACCTCATCACCTCAACGGCGCACTGAAAAGCGCCGTCACCGAAACCACTCGAAGCGGCGTTACCAGAACCAAAGCACTCAACGTCGATAATATCATGACTGCCGCACTCAGTATAGTGAACAATAAACCCCTGAAAATCAACATTCCCAGGGGCATGCGCGTCCCATGTCTCAAATCCAGAAAGTACAACGAGTTTTTCAATCAAATGCCTAAAGCACCTCAGTGTCAACCGTCAAGAACCCCACCCGTGATTTTCGAACAACTCTCACCCGAGTTCGTTCCAAATCCCAATTACAAAAGAACCCCACCCGTTATCCGCTACCCGAAACTATTTGACCCCATGAGCCCTCCTTACTCCTATCATAGTATCGTCCCCAATGATCCCAAGAAAATCAAGACGACAACACCAAATCTAGACCCCAAGGTGAGAAATATGACAGTGCTTGTACCCATCGTGGAAAATATCCTCGCAGAAATCCCCGATAACGCGGTGACAGCCAAATCCCCAGAAGTACGCAAGGCCGCCAAGAAGTTGAATCTTTTCAATAGGGAGCCAGTGATCCGTTCCAATGCGGAACTGAAAAGAATGATGGACGAACTCGCGATGAATTATGTGGCACTGCTAAAACTTTCCTACATCAAGTCCCGCAAGGGCAATCTGTCCAAAAAGCAGATGGCGATCCGCGACGAACTTCGAAAAGGACGCAACAGCCTTCGGAAGATTATCAAACGCCGATTCAACAGGTACAACATCAGTAATGTTGAGATGCTCTAAAAAATCCTCGGACAATGATAAATGATTGCTCTGTTTAGTCATCCCAACCTCAAGGGAACCGTCGAGTTCTACGAAAAAGATAACAAAGTTGTCATTAAGGGAGATCTCAAATCAAACAAATACAAAAATAGCACGCACGGTATTCATATCCACGAAGCC